GATTTAAGAAGTATGATTAAAACACCAAACGATGCTATTGTCATCGTTCCTCTCATTAAAGATTACTTGGATGTAAGTGTTAGGAACGATGAACAATTGGTAAAATTAGCCGCAATAGTACAAAGATTAGTGAGCAATGATAATAAAGGTGCTGAAGAAGTAGGTGGATTGTCAGAAGAAGAAAGACAACAGTTAATGGCTGAAGTTGGGAAAATCACCGAAACAATGAATACACCAATAGAAATTAAGAAATAATATGCCATATTTTAATATTAAATCGTCTCCTATTAGTTTCGGACAATTAAACAATATTGGATTGTCTGTTGGAAATCAATCAGGTACTGCGGCTTCTGCAAATGAATTTTATGAATTGGAACCAGCAATTGTGTTGGATGTAATCTTAGACGAAACACATCCTGAAATTGTAAATAAAAGACATTTAGTAGATTCAAGAAACATTCCACAAAATTATAAAGGAGATCAACCTACTAATAGAGATATAGATTATACTTACATTGGTGCATGTAAAGTAAGATTATGTTTTTCACAACAAGGATTAGAAAAAGAAAAACTATCATGGGCTTTTCCAATGGAATCTACCGGAATAGTAGAATATCCATTATTAAATGAAGTTGTAATTGTTGTAAAATATTTGGATAAATTATTCTATACTAGAAAATTAAATCTAAACGGATTTGTAAATCAAGAATCTAATTTTAGATTAGAATCTTTCTATGGAAATAATACAGGAAATAAAGATTTAGTATCTGATGATGATATAAAAACCGAATCCATTACAGGTCCAAAATCTTTAAATGCACACAAAAAGATTGCAAATAATCAAGTAAAAGGTGTATTGGGTTCGTATTTCTTATCAAATTCTAAGATTAGAAAATTAAGAAGATATGAAGGAGATACTACAATTGAAAGTCGTCATGGACAATCTATTCGTTTTAGTGCTTATGATAATATAAGAGAAAATGATAAAGGTTTTTATCCAGATTATAAGGGTGATTCTACTGTAAATACGCCTAATGAAGGATGTGGCAATCCAATGGTTATAATTAGAAACCGTCAAAGAAAATTATCATTGGATAAACCTATAGTAGTACATCCTAAACTTCCACCAATTCCTACAATTACAGATTCGCAAAAAAATGTTGGTGGTTTAATAGATGAAGATATAAATCACGATGGTAGTTCAATTTATATTACATCTGGATTAACAAAATCAAAATGGAGAACAACCTGTTATAAATCTATATTCCAAGCAGGCAAAGAAGAACAACCATTGTTTTCCCCTGTGGGATCTACTGCTTTTAATTTTGATATAGAAAATTTAAAAGGAGATCAAGTAGTAATTAATACTGATAGATTAATATTGAGTAGTAGATTTGGTGAATCATTACATTTTTCAAAAGAAAGATATGGAATTGTAACAGATAGTGAATATACGGTTGATGCGCATGATCAGATTGTAATGACCACAAATAACAAAACAGTATTTAATAGTCCTGCTATTTATTTGGGTCAATATGGACAAACAAATGAACCAGTATTATTAGGTCAAACTACTGTAGATTGGTTATATGATTTGTGTAATTGGTTATTAGATCACGTACATTGGTACAATCATACGCATCCAAAAACAGGAGGACCAAATCCAGATAAAACTCAAGAAACTGTTCAAGATAAACAATTAAAGTTTTTAAGAGACAATCTTGATAAATTGATGAGTAGAAGAGTATTTGTTACAGGTGGTGGTTATGCTCCAGGAGTAGATGGAGTTACTCCAGAAGGATTTAAGAACGCAACTGAACCAGTATCTGTTAATATAGTATCGGGTGAAGGTTTGCCAGGAGAATTTAAAGGTAAGTTAAGAAGAGAAGGACCAGTAGAAGTTCAATTTGAACAAGTATGATAAACAAACTTAAATCATTTAAAGATATTGATCCAGCATTACCTGGTCCTCCTACAGAAGCATCAAATGGATTAAAGTTCGCAACTGCAAAAAAAGCAGATATAGCATCAAGTATACCAAAACCTTCGATTCCTGCTATTCCTGATATACCAAAACCAGCAATTCCATCTGTCCCACCATTACCTAGTGTTCCATCAGTTCCTAATGTATCTACACCAAGTTTACCTAACATATCTGGTATAAGTACATCATCAGTTCCGCCATTACCTAGTGTTCCGAATGTACCTTCAGTTGGTATACCAAAAGTATCTGCTCCAAATTTTAGTCCACAACATTTTAGTCCTGGCAAAATTGCAGGAAAAAGTGTTGACAGATTAACTGGTGCAGTAAAATCTGTTGGAAGTGCAGCTAGTAAGGTTGTTAGTAAATTGGGAGGTGGTATTGGTGGAGGAGTTGGAGGTGCATTAAGCGGAGCATCAGGTGGTGCGATTGGTGGAGCAGTAGGAGGTGCTGTTTCGGGTGGTGTAGCTGGTGCAGTAGGAGGTGGTATTGGTGGAGGAGTAGGTGCTGGTATCGGCAGTAAACTTGGTGGAGGATTGGGCGCTGGTATTGGTGGGGCTGTAGGTGCGATTGGTGGAATTGCATTGGCTAAGAAGATAAAATCTGGTATAGGAAAACGAATTAAAACGGTAAAAATACCTAAACCACCTACGACAGAACAAATAAATAACAAAATAAATAATACAATCCCAAAAGTTTAATGATAATTATATAGTGTATGAAAAGTAATGAATTAAAAGAAATAATCAGAACAGTAATTAAAGAAGAATTGGATAAAACATTACCTACATTAATTCCAAAGGTATTGACTGAAATTCTTTCTGGAAAACAATCTAATGTGATTCAATCAAATCAGATTAATAAAACTCCAGTTCAAGAATCAGTTCAAAAACCAAAAGAAGTTAAGAAATATTCAAGCAATCCAGTTTTAAATGAAATTTTGAATCAAACCGTTGTAAAAATACCAAATGAAGGTTCGATGGCTGGACTTGATTCTAATTTTAAATCACAAGCATTTGCGGGTATGCAAATAAACGAAACTGTAGAAACACCACAACCAGTTGCGCCAGTAACTGAAGAACAAGGTAAAGTAATGAATGTTCTTAACAGAGACTTTAGAAGTTTAATGAAAGCGGTAGATAAAAAGAAACAATCCGGTTCTATAGGTTCTGGAATGGTATCAATGGGATAATATGAATCCGATAGGACTTACATTGCCACTACAAATTGGTAGAAATGGATATTTTGAACAAAGTTATGATACTTTGACTCAAGTAAAAGCCAATATTACTAATTTGTTAAGAACAAAAAAGGGTGAAAGACGAATGAATCCCAATTTTGGCTCTGGTTTACAAGAATATCTATTTGAACAAAATATTATAGATTCTCCTGATATAGTCAAACAAATTATTACGGATGAAATCAATAATTATGTTCCAGGTGTAACTGTAAATAAAGTGGATATTGGTATATCAAATCAAGAAAAAAATGAACTTACAGATAGTTATATATTATATATAAAAATACAATTTACGGTTAACAATCAAACAGATACACTTAATTTGACAGTTAATCAAAATAATATATAATTATGGCAGATACTATACAAAAGTCTTTTAATGGTTCCCGCAGAGAAATTAAATATCTCAATAGGGACTTTTCTTCTTTCAAATCATCTTTGATCGAATATTCAAAGACATATTTTCCAAGAACATACAAAGATTTTAGTGATGCATCTCCTGGTATGATGTTTATTGAAATGGCATCTTATATTGGAGATGTTCTTTCATATTATACAGATTATCAATTTAAAGAAAGTTTAATGCCATATGCAGAAGAAAGAAAAAATGTTCTTGCATTAGCAAATTATCTTGGTTACAAAACAAAACCTACTAAATCTTCTACTACAAATATTGATTTATATCAATTAATTCCTTCTATTAAGGATTCTAATAACAACTATATTCCAGATAACAACTATGCTCTTAAGATAAGAGAGTATATGGAAGTATCTAATGAAAGCGGTGTAAGTTTTATAACGACTGATCCTGTTGATTTTTCGCTTGATAGTAAGTTTTCTCCTAGAGAAGTGACTGTTTATTCAAGAGATAATTATGGAATACCACAATTTTTCTTATTAAAGAAATCAACAAAAGTTATTGCCGGTAAGATTACTACATCATCATTTACAGTAGGTGCATCTGTACCATTTTATAAAATATCATTGTCTGAAAATAATGTAATTGATATTATTGACGTAAAAGATAGTGATAACAATAAATGGTATGAAGTTGATTATTTGGCACAAGATTTAATATTTACAGAAACAGAAAATACTAGTTTTACTAATAATACTTATGTTCAATATTCATCTGAAGTTCCTAAGTTAATTAAAAGTTTTAAAACATCAAGAAAGTTTGTTGTAAACGTTACTGCAAATAATACAACATATCTTGAATTTGGTGCGGGTACAGATGCAACATCAGATGAAGTAATATATCCAAATTCTGAATTAGTTGGTATCGGATTGAAAAATATTAGTAACTTAAATTTAAATTATGATACTAGTAAATTATTAAATTCTGAAACATTTGGACAATCACCATCTAATACAGTATTAACAGTACAATATTTAGTTGGTGGTGGTTTAACATCAAATTCACCATCTGATACCATTAAGAATATATCATCTGTTACATATTTAAATGATGTATCAGGATTAAATCCTTCTCAAAATTCATTATTAACTACTGTTAAAAATTCATTTAGAATATCTAATCCAAATCCAGCAGTTGGTGGACAAAATGAAGAAAGTGTAGAAGAAATCCGACAAAATGCTTTGGCTAATTTTGGTTCACAAAATAGAACAGTAACAGTAGATGATTACATTTCCAGAATATATTCTATACCACCAAGATTTGGTTCCATTGCAAAAGTAATGGT